CAAATCTCAATTAGAATTAGCAGTAGATTTAGGATTAGCAATGTTCCGTAAATTATCTGGAAGTTCATATGAACGCGCATTATTCTTCTTAGATTTGAAAAATAACACACAACAATATTATTTAACTGATGCTACTATTGGATATAATAAAATTGTTAATGTACAGGCTGTTTACCGTAGAAATAGTGCTTATATGAGTTCAGCTAGTGGTAATGGTATCTATGCTCAACAATTATTACAATGGATGTACAACCCCACAATGGGGTTTGATTTAACATCTTATCATATCATTAGTGAATATACTGAATTAATGGATACTTTATTTGCTACTAGAATCGTTAGTAGATTCAATGAACGTACCAGACGGTTAGATATCTATCAGAATATTGGTAATTACGAAAGAGTCATTTTAGATACCACTATCGAACGTACTGAAAATGAATTATTCATGGATAGAATCTCTGGTACATGGATTTTAAATTGGAGTCTTGGTGAAGCATGTCTAATGTTAGCAAATGTAAGAGGAAAATATTCAAATGTCCCTGGTGCTGGTGGTTCAGTATCTTTAAATAGTGCTGACTTAGTTACCAGAGCTAATGATTTATTTGAAAAGTGTCGTTATGATATTGATAATTTCATTGCTAATGAACCTGAAAAAATTGGCTTAGAATCAACCATCGTTTGGGGATAATAATGGAATATTTCTATAGCCAACAATTCAAAAGAAATATTATTCAATTTATGGAAATATTCCGTGGGGTGATTGTCAAAACTGGAAAATCATCGGATGGAACAATAAAAGATATTATTGTTCCTATAAGATATGGGAGCATGGATAGGGTAGCAGAATCTATAGCCACAAATAACACTCAGAACCTCCCTACGCGCCTTCCAATCATGACCGCATACCTAAGTACCATATCAATGGCTACGGACCGTTACAAGGGCATAGATAGCGTTAAAACGATGCCTTATACTCCAAGGGGTGGTGTTTTTCCAGATGATACTAAAACTATCAATCAAGTTATGCCAATGCCGTTCAAATTATCACTAGATTTACATATCTATTCTAGTAATATGGAACAACAATTACAAATTTTAGAACAAATTTTATTATTGTTCAATCCTTCTATCCAAATTCAAACATCTAATGCTCTTTATGATGGTGGAAGAATAACGAATGTTGAATTAGTCGGCATTAATAATGATGAAAATTATCCATTAGGCAATGACCGTAGAATGGTTATGCATACCCTTAATTTTGATATGATTGTATACTTAACAGCACCAGCGAAATTAAGAGATAATCTTGTAAAACAAATCAATATTAGAATTTCAGAATTAGATGTAACCAATACCGATATTTTAGAAAATGATTTAGATAATATCACCATATCGATTAATGATGTTTTAGGATAATATTATGACCAATTATAATAGATATATTCCAGAACCCACTTTACAAAATACACCCTTCCAATTATCTAATGACGATAAATCTAATCGTTTAATGAATGATTATGTTACCGAAGGTTTAATCATTGGTGGTACACCTATTAAAGTATTTAAATTGTTAGGGATACATGAACAACAATCATTAACCGCATTATCCGGGAAACCCATTTCTAATGGTGAATATCCTGATTATCCCACCAATAATTTATTATTAGATGATTGCACAGAATGGCGTTCAATCAAACATTGTGGCAAACGGTCTACCGAAACATATATTGGATATGATTTTGGTCCCATATTATATGAAGATGGTGGTACAAAATATGCCATTGATACTCAAAAAAAATATCATGTTACTTCGGTATTCATCCAACAAGGCGAATTATCTAAAAATAGAATATCTAAAGCTAGAATAGAAAATTCTGAAGATGGTAAAACATGGAAAGGTGTGTCATTATTGTTATTACCTGATGATGGTGATGAACATTGGTTAGATATTAAACAATCCCATCCTGCAAGATACTGGAGGATTGTCCCTATTATATACAATGGTTCTGATGATGATTTATGGATTGTTAAAAAATTAGCATTATCCGAATATGTAAAAACTAATATTACTAATATCCAAGATAGCATCTTTATGGAAAATAGAGACCGTTCTTATTCTATGGACCCTATTGATATTAAAGCCTATTACAGCCTAATAGATATTACTACAGATTTAACACAATATGGCATTCAATTATCTGACCAATATACCTTCAAATTTGGTTTTAATTTAACTATCAATAAGTTAAAAAGACCTATTGTTATTGGGGATATTTTAGAAATACCATGTGAAGTTCAATATGATATTAATATGAATCCTGTCAGAAAATATCTTGAAATTACGGATGTTGGGTGGGATAGTTCAGGATTTACACCAGGATGGCAATCTACCATATATTCAGTTATTGCTAAACCTATGATAGCATCGCAAGAGACTATGGATATTGTTGGAGATTTAAATAATGATTTCTTTGAGAATGTATTAGATACCTATAATTCTACAGCATTAAAAGTATCCAATAATATTAAAGCTACTGCTAATACCAATGTTCCCGAATTTGGTGCTAATATTAATGATACCGTTACTATTCCTGAAAATATTGTGCAAAATGCTGCTAATTATGGTGTTGACCTTAAAAAATTAAATCCTGACCCACATGGATATGGTTTAGAAGATGCTATGCCTCCTAATAATGCACCCTATACAGAAGGTGATGATTATCCTAAGAATCCTATCAATGGTGATTATCATCGTTTAACTTATAGTAAATTATCTGACCCTATTCCTCCTAGACTATATCAATATAGTGCTAAAAAGAATCGTTGGATATTCTTAGAATCTGATAAACGATTTGCATCTAATAGTAAAAAACCACAATTGGAACAGTATCTAAAGAATGGTGAAGATATTACAAAAATTGTAAAATAAAAAAAACCCCGCGAAAGCGGGGTTTTTTATGACTATCTATTATTGTGTAATAGAATCCGCAGTTCTTACTAATGTGATTGGAATATAAATGAATTCCACAGTTTTTGCTGGTTTAAGAGCAATTTTAACTTCTAATTCATTTCTATCAATCATATCAGCAGTATTGTTTGTAGCATCACATTGAACAGCAAATTCATATAAACCACGGCTTACTTGAATATTGTGCAAATATGCTGTAACAGCAGATGATAATCCTTGTCTAGTAATTTCATCATTAGGTTGCATTAAGAAATTATATGCTAATTTTCTAACACCACGTCTAATGAATGCTACCATTCGTGATACATTCAAACGGTCTAATGATGAGTTAAATGCTAATGCAACTCTTGTTTTTTGACCCCACACCGCAATACCATATTGTACTGAATCGTGAATAGGGTTAATGTTACATGCGTTGTATAGACTATCACGCATACCTTGGTTTAAACGAACACGTTCAAATACTGCAGCAGATGTACCAATTGCACCTTTTGTAGTATCAACATAACCTACTGCTGCTACACTAGATACACCAGATAATAGACCACGGTTTGGACCAGCAGGAGCAGACCAAACGTTACCAATACTATCACTATAGGCAATAACAGCTAATGCTAAACCAGATGAAGGACATAATACATCATATCCATCTAAGTTAGTGGTATAACCATGTGGATAGTAATAAGCAATCAAACCACGGTTATCAGAACGGATATTGTTACCTGTAGAAACAATAGAACTTTCATTAACTTGTTGACCCCATCTAATAGCATCTCTAGGTGATAAATCCATAGGAACATCACCGATAACAACAGCTTCTTGATTAACTCTATCAGCTAGTGTCAATAATTCGTCAGATACTTCTGGGAAACCAGGACATAACATAAGATTAAATTCATAACCTTCTGAAGCAATATCACTACCAAATTCTGGTTTAACATCCATATTCAAACTAGCATTATCTTGAATAACTTGTGCTAAACGTCTAACTACTTCTAATCTACGTGTAGCATCTGTATTGTTAGTAGATAAATTAAAATTCCCAGATTGTAAAGCATTTTTAGGATGTGTTACAAAATACCAACTATCTGTTTTAATATAATCACGGAATGCAGTATCCACCAAACTACCGAATTGAGCAATACTAAATCCTGGTTTAGTATTAACAAATCTAGTAATATCAACCACACCACCAAAATTGGTAGTTCCATTGCCAATTAATGGGCTTGTAGTATTAGCTGCAACAGTAAGTTCACCAATATTAGTAGTTACTGCACTAAGAACATCAGTATAGAAAATGTTAAATACTTTATCATCGGTGTTAGTAAAATGGAAAGCATTACCAGTTGTTTCTGCTGCGTATAATAGCCCTTTAGTAACATCTTTAATGATACCAGTAAATTTACCGATTAATGTTGTACCGTGATATCTATTACCACTAACAACATATTCTACCGTAGCAACAGTTTGGGTAGTAGCATTAGGTAAAGTAGTATCACTTGGTGGAACAAATACATTTTTCACATAACCAGTAACTTGTAATACGTCATTATAACCTGATGGTAATGGTAAAGTTAAAGATGATGGTAGTGCTGTGTATGCTACAGCAACAGTACCAACAGAATACGGATGGATTTTTGATTCCAATAATCCTTTTGTTCCCATGAATGGGTCTGTTTTTGATGTATCATTTGACAAAATGTCACTGATTGCAGTTCTAACTTGGGTATGAATTGTTCTTGCACCATCTAACAAAATATCATGGACTTGAACATCTGATGTATATGTTGATGTATTACCACCAGTTAAAGTATTAGAGAAAATTGGGTCGTGATATTTGAAATAAGTGTATTTCATGCCATCAGGATTAGAACCATCTTTTGATACTGTATTATAGAAATTTCCACCCAACACAGATGATAAGTTAAATTTCAAATTGGCTGAATTAGTATATCTATCTTTAAATGAACTAGTAGATTGTGAATATTCTCCAATCGCAACATCAATAATTTTGATTAATTTTTCATTATAATATTCTTTACTTGAAACTGCAGTATGATATGCTTTAATATTTGCTTTTTGTGCAGCAGTTAATGTAGAATCCGTTGTTAAACGAATATCACCAGTTGTAATATCAATCAAATCTGATGTCAATGTGAATAATTCATGACCACCCAAATATTGTTTATCCGGGTCAGTATCACCATTGTTACGTTGACTTAATTCTGCACCAGCCATTTGTTTTGCAACATTAACAGCATCAACAGTAGCTTTTTCCCACAATAATTGTAAACTTTCAACATCATCATCTAAATCAATATTAGCACGAATTACATATGCACGGTTACCTACTTTCAAGAATTGATTTAAAGCTAACAAACCATATTCATTACGGCAATCACCATGATATGGTTGGTCATATACGTCACGATAAAAAATGGGAACACCATATAATTCAATACTGTCTCTTAATGATGTTACTAATCTTGGTACACCAGCTTCAATTGTACCTTGCGCTAATACATTTGAATTAGGTTGGGTTTTGCCATATTTAGTGGCAATGAAAAATAATGGTACAGTAACGGATGTGGTTGCAGTATAAATCGATTTATCTGCTACCGTCACCTGTACGCCTGGGCTTAATAATGCCATAATAAAACTCCTGAAAAAAATTGTACAATTTTTAATATTACTTATTTATGCAATTTTTCATAAATATGATTTATATAATTATATTTTCAGGAGTTTTTTTAATATGGCAACTATACTCGATATCGGTATTGATAGTAATAACATGGGTGTTTATCACCCAAAAATGAAAAATAGATGGAAAGCTATTTTTTATAATGCTGGCCAAAGTAATGCATCTATACGTGATGCATTTACCATGCAATGTACAAAATTTAGTAGACCTACTGTATCCATGGAAGAAATACAATTACATAGATACAATTCAGTAGTTAAAGTAGCACAATCGAAATATTCTTTTGGTGATATTACTATGACATTAGAAGATGATATTACCAACTATGCTGCCGGTAAATTACAAGTTATGTTCGAAAACCAGCAACGTTTGATTGGGCAAGTTGATAACCCTTTAATGAAGACCGCAAGAACAGCTAGCGATTATAAATTCTCTTGTGATTTTGAAATGCTAGACGGTGGTACCAATTACGTAGAAAAATGGGCACTCTCTGGATGCTGGTTCAAACAAATTAATTGGGGAGATATGGATTATTCTGA